GGCGGTTAAACACTGTGGGGAAGATGCCGGCCGCGCGCCCATCATTGGGCAGCGCCGTGTCGTACCATGTGTTTTCACGCAAATTGAAGATAACGGCGTGGTTGGGCTCAATGCTATCGCCTTTGGGGAAACACCACCAGATTTCGCCGTATCTCGGCACTTTGATCGCAAAGACTTTCTGACGCTGCGCAGAATTGAGATTGTCGAAAAAGAAGTTCAGGTTGAGGTCGTTAGGCACTTCACGCACAACGCCGTTGAACATCAAAAAGCGATCCACGCCTACCCAATAGAAGACGCCGTCATACTCGATGACAGACTGCGCGGATAAAATTGAGCTTTGCGTGCTGACTGTGTCAAACTGAAAGACGCTGTCGCCGCCAACGAAGGTGGCGCGGATCAGTGCATCTGCCGACCAGAATAGACCCGAAGGCGCATTGCCGGGGCCGCCACGGAGAGGCATACCGCGCACGATCTTCTGAGACGCCACGTTGGCGGATCCAGAGCCAAAGCTGGTAAAGTCTGAAGGGTCGCCGGCCACAGACCACATGATGTAGCCGTCATTGCCAAAGGCGAAAGTATACGGATGCAAGGCCACCACACCGCCAGTAACGCTGTAGCCCGGCGGTAAATTAGTGACTTCCGTCAACGGAGCAGTGCCGAACAGATCACCAATGAAAAGCTGACCGCCGAAACTATTACAAATGCAATCAAGATTAGGCGCAACTTGCGCCAGAAGCTTGTTGGTAAAGACGCCCGTGAGCGGATTGGTAGCCGTCTCAATGTCGAACTGCCACAAGTTATTATCGTCAAGGGTCAGCGTTGGCGGTGTGCGATTGCTGATGGATGACGTGTTGAAGTTGTTATCGATATAAAAACGCTCAACCATATTGGCCGAGCCGGCGTGGACGTAAGTAAGCTGATCTTGCGTATAGCCGTTCAGGGTGCGCGCGATGCCCGACAGAAATCTATTGATAGAGCGGTAGCCACCCATTTTACGCGGCAAACCGCGTTGAAAACGAACCCACTGCCCGTCAACGTAATTGTCGCCCTCAAACTTCGTCCCGTCGCGCTTAATACCCGGCTGCGACGCGATCTTTACGATGTTTTCGGCCATTAGAACGTCCCGCCATTGACCCCATAAGCCGTACCCGTGCCGCCGTTCGCAAGCGGCAAAATGCCACTCACGGTCGTTGTCACATCGATTTTGCCCCACGAAGGCGCGACGCCCACGCCGCCCGAAATAAGGGCGTTGCCCACGGCCACGTCGGCAAGACGCGCCAGCGTGGTTGCGCCTGAAGCGTATATGATATCGCCGATGGCATAAGAGACGATGCCTGTACCACCGTCTGAGGGTTGCACAGGCAGCGGAACGGCCGTTGTGTCAGCGTCCAACACCGTTGTGCCATTGCAGTAATAGATGCCGCGAGCACCCTGCGGCACTGCAACGGGCGTTCCGCTGGCTGTGCGCACATAAAGCGCAAACGATCCAGTCGTTGCGTTATCCACCCAATACTGCTGCACCGTGGCTGGCACGATAATGTAACAATCGCTCGTGAGCGTGCCCACGAACCTATACACGATACGGTTTAGCTCGGAGCCTGCCAGCGTGTAATTGCCGCCCGTGACTGTGATGGACGTATAGTCGAAAGCAAATACAGCCTCTTGGCCAAGGCCCAGCGTGTACCAGTCCAGACCATCCGTCATGAAGCTGGAACTCTCGCCCGGCCGTAAGGCCAGCGTTGCTAAACCGTCGAGTGTTTCAGATCCCGCAGGGTCGATCGTCAGATCACCGCCACCAGCATTGTGCGCTGAGACGAAGAAGTTATTGCCGACAGTGGCCGCGCTGGGGAGGGTAAGCGTGCCAGCGCCCGTGCCCGCCCACACCAATACGCTTGCGCGCTCAGTTGCCAGAACTGTGCGCGGCGTGTTGGTGAACGTGGTGAGGGGCGCAGACTGCGAAAGCGTGTTGCCTGTAACTGTCAGGCCGTAACCGGCAAGAGCCGAGGGCTGCACAGTGGCCGTCGATGCGCCGTAGCGGAATACGCGCCAAACGCCTGCGGCCGTGCTGTTGTCGGACAGATAAATCTGCCACTGCTCACCGAAAGGAACTGTGGCAATCGTGTTGCCCGCACTGTCCTTTACGAAAAAGCTGTACGAACCGCTGACGTTATTAAAAAAGATCGTCTGCCCATTGCCCGTATTATCTGCGGGTGGCAGAACGACCGAATAGCCGCCAGCAGTCGGCGTTACATCAATGATAGAGGCAGCGACGTCATTGGCCGTAGAGCTTTCCAGCGGCCATTCCAGAGGGGTGTCGGCGCTTAACGTGATCGCCAAATAAGACACGTCCGACGGGTAGATGGTCGTGCCGCCGAAGACTTGGGTGTAGACGGACATTATGCCTCCTTACGAACCGACGAGCGGTCGAGTATTTTTGCGAGATCTTCACCGTTAAGCATGGCGGCGGCGCGATCATACATATTCTGCCAAACCTGAATGCGATCATCGTTTTTCAAGAAGGGCGTTGCTTCTAACAACGCTCCATAGAGTAAAAGCTGAGGCGCATATTCCGTAAGCCAGTTGGTTTGGACGACATCGTCCAACAGGGGCGGCAGCTCGTAATAAAGCACCTCAAAGGGGTAAGCATCGTCCGGCGTGGGGGCGATCAGCCAATGGATATAATCATAGTCCGAATAAAAGACTGGTTCTTCTGTCTGCGTGCTGTCAGGCCAATATGCGCGCATATATTCATAGTCGCGCGTAAATATAGTCTTGCGGCTGTTGTTCAACGCGCCTGTGCCGATATTGAAGCTGATCGTGTCGCGCCAGCGGTCTGGCTTTGCGTAAACTGATTGGCCCACCGTCAACGTGCCCGTTACCACGTTGATAAAGCCTTGTATTTTAAGTTCGCGCGCAATTCGACGCTCGGCCAAATTGATCAAACGCGGGATTTGCTCAAAGACTACGGGGTCGGAAGCATAGGTCGTCCCGCGTTCAAGATAACGCCGAACGTCTTGCTGCAAGCTCACAAAGGTCATTGTCGTAGCCATAGTGCTATCCTTGTATCATTTTTCAGGCTTTTTGACAGCCCCCTGCCATGCATCAATTGCAAATCGATGGCGGGCGGCGCATTCGCCATATTGATATATGGCGTCGGCCTCCCACTGCGCCCGATCAGGGTCTATCAGAGGCGCTGGAATCGGCGGCAGAGGGGGGCACGGTTGAGCCAAATTGGCCGGAGGCGGCTGCATTTGCACGACTGCGGGCGCTCTGAAGCACCCCGACAGTAACAGCAGGAGCGGCACACTCAGCAGACACTTCCACATTGCGATAAATCTCCCTGATCGTGTTCCGTGTTTCAATCTTGGCCGGCTCCAAAGCAGCGCGGGCGTCTTCATACTTAGCCGATGTTGCGTCCATTTTAGTCTGCATCCGATCCTTCTCCTCGATCAGACGTTCGTAGGACGCTTTCACCTCGGCCTCCGCCTTCCAGCCCCGCACAGCCCAACCACCAGCAAAACCAGCCGTCGCGACTGCTATTGAGGCATACACAAGAATCGGGTTCATCATTCGTCACATTCGCTCTCGTAGACTTCGATATTGACAATCAAATGTCGTCCTTTGCCAAAATCGACGTGTTTTGACAGACTAATCGCGTCCGAGGCTTCAATAGCTGCCAGCACCGCATTGCAAAGCCGAACATAATCAGAAGGCGCTTCGCGCTCAAACTTAACGATGTTGGGCTTGTCGGACATCAATCGACCCCTTTAATCTTGCCCCATTCACGCACCGCAAAAATAGTTGCGCAGGACGCAATAACGGCCGCAAAGCCTGTTAATTCTGTTGCCTCGTTTTTCATCAGCGGCAGCACAATCGCGTTGATAATAACGCCGCCGGCGATGCCAACGCACGTTGCAGGACGCCACCAAACGCGGATACGCTTGAGCGTACCCTGCTCAAAATCCCGCCAGCTCATGCTTCGCTCGTGGAGGCTGCGGCCTTTATTTTAGGCAGCGCGATTACGGGCGACTTGGACGTGTTAGCAGGCCAGCGTGTGCCGCGCAGGCGCTCCTTGGGCAGCGTGGCGATGCTGACTTTATTGCCCTGATTGCCGCCCAATACGGCGTAGGCCGTGGCCGTCTCGCCCACAAGGAAACCGACGTGACCGCCGCCCTTGCGCTCAAAAACGGCCACAGCGCCGAGGCGGGGCGCGACGGCAACGCCCCAGTTAAGCCAGTCTTTAGCTCTGTACCAATGCTTGGGTAGGGCGATGTTGCACAAGTTGAAGCAGTGCGCCACGAAAGTACCACACCAAGGCGTTTCGTCATCGCGCCACCACGCGCCAAGCTTCGTTAGCCACTTCGTGATAGTCGTGTTGTGCTTCGGGCCGAGGATCTCGGCTAGGCCGACATGCTCACGCCCGTGTGCCAACCAAAGCGGCTCCGTCGTCATGGCTAATCCTCCTGCTTGCGGCCGTCATGCACGACCTGTCCACGGAAGTAAGCAACATCATTGTGGACTTCCACCAGCTCTGGGGGCAGCAACCGACCGTCTTTAAAGGTCAGCACGACAAAGCCACTGCACCACGGCGCGGGGTTGTTTTCGGCATAATCGAATTGCGGCATGTCTGAGGTTGCCAGCGTGCCCGTGTCAACGCCGTAGCGCCGACCGTTGTAGTCCGTCCAAGGCGTCACGGCGAGGCGATGCAAATGTCCTGTGACGATGTTCAGGCCCGACTTCAACGTATTGTTATATGTTGCGTGGATGCCGTTGTGCCAGCGGTGCTTGACCATAATATTGTCATTGAGACGCAAGCTCCACGCCATGTCCCACTGCGGGAACTTGTCTTGGAGGCGCGGCAAGACGCCCGTGTAGTCGCTGACATTCGCCACGAGGAACTTGTCAAAGCGTTGATCGTGATTGCCGATATTCCAGTCAAAGGCGCAGCCGCTCTTCTTGGGGTTGGAAGCCATGAGGATCTCGTGCATCCGCTCTTGGCAGACTTCCATCTCCTCCTTCACGGTAGGCGTGTCGGCCCAACCGAGGGGCGAGTGTCGGCTAATGCGCGCGCCGTCGAAGATGTCGCCGTTGGCGATAACGCGCTTGGGTTTTAATTCTTTGATGATTTCAAGCAGCGCAGCGTTTGCTGCTGTCATTTCTTGCGGCCAGAAATGCGCGTCTGAGAACACAACAATACTGCCGTCGCTTATCTCAGCGCGGCGCTCGCGAGGATAAGCGCGGGCAACGTCCGTATGGTATTTTGTTGGACGGCCAACACCGCGCTTCGTCTCAAGGTTAAAACCTTTTTCTTTAAGCTTGTTGCGGCGCATATAAATGCCGCGCACATCAAGCTGAAGGATTTCTGCAACTTTATTTGGTGAACCTTCTGCGGCGTGCCAAGCCTGAATGAAATCCTCATCGCTGCATAATTTGTTTGCCATTCAACCCGCTTTCTCTGTTGTCGGGGCTTATTTATCAACCTTCGAGCGTAAGAGGTCGAAGATGTCTTTCAGGCTTTCTTTAATTTCGGCCATGTCGCTCCGATAATCATTTTTACTCACATAGTCCAAAGGCAGCTTGCGCACGTCCCGATCAAGCCTATCTATGGTTTGCGTCAGACGGTTGACCATCCAGCCACCAAAAAAAGCGGATGCACCCAAAGCGATGTTAAAAAGGGTCTGATAATCCATCATGCGGCCCTTATTTAAGATTGCGCAATTTATATATCGCGGTCAGATATACGGCTGTGAGGCCATCAATCAAGTTCGCGACAGCACGATTGCCTTGGCAAATATCTTCGTGATGCTCCTCAATCCACGCAGCCTCACCCTCAAGGTGCGCAAGGATGTCATCCTTGGCCTTGGGTGGTGCGGGGATTGTGCCGACCAGATCAAAAGCACCCTGATACGCCTCAACCAGCGGATCCAAAGCCTCAATCACATCATCGTAAAAATTGCCGAGGGCTTTATGTTTAGCGTAGCTACCAGCGCCTTTTGCGCGCCAGTGCTGCCAGTGCGCTACGTTGCGTGTATAAAACACGCGGCTGATAAGATCTTCAATCATCAAGCAATCCTTACTGCGTTGAAGATGGACGATGGGATGGCCGGAGCGATTGCGCCAGCGGCCGTGTAATCGAGTGTTACCGCCACGTTTGCAGGCAGCCACATAATCTGAACATACTGCCCTGCTGTGACAGTCAGCACGAACGTGGTAGCAAAAACAGTTGTGCCGCCGTCTGCAACTTTAGGCACAGATATGTTTGAAGCAGTGTTAGCGACGCGCGTGCCGTTTAAGGCGACCCACACAGTCGCCGGATGGTTGGTGCTGTCAGAGTTATAAAACTGAAGGCTGGGTGTGAACATATATGTGCCAGCAGCCGCAAAGGTGATCCAAGTCGGGTTGCCACCACCATCGTTCGCAATCGTGATGCCCGTAGCAATATTGCTCGTATTAAACTTAACCGCCGTGGCTGCGCCCGTGTTGCCCGTCTGATCTGCGGTATCAACAAAATCGCAATACGCGCGCCCAGCCATATCGGCAAAAGGGATAGTGCTTGCGGCCGTCATAACCGATGTGCCGGAGCCTTTGACATAACCCGTCAGGGTCGCCGCGCCCGTGCCGCCGTTGGCGACCGGCAGGATGTTGCCCGCGTCAGTGGCAAAAGACGCCGCAACGTCACTGGCTGCCACAGCAACGCTTGATCCGCTTTGGACAAGCTCCAGCAGCTCCGTCCCCGCCAGTGGCGTGGTTGCTAATGGCAGCTCTGATATTTTTACGTTTGCCAAGGCATCACCTCTATCTTGTGCCTGTTTTTAACACAGGCTGCTTGCAATTGAAACGCTTCCAATCATTCGCTTTCGGGAGCGTTCTCTTTATCAAAACACCATAAACATACGGTTGGAAGTTGCGCGCACCGTGTAGGTAATGATGACTGCGCCTTGCGCGCCAACCGTTCTTACGCCCGCGCCTGCAACGCCAGAACCACCGCCCGCGCCGCCTGCGCCGTACAGACCTGCCGCACCGCCAGTACCGCCCGTGGAGCCTGTGTTGTTAGAGCCACCGCCGCCACCGCCACCGCCGCCCGGCCCAGCCGTGCCAGATGACGCCGCGCCGTTTAGAACGTCGTAGGCGTATTGCGCACCAGCGCCGCCAGCGCCGCCGGTATAGGCCGTTGCGCTGTTCGTGTTACGGCCGCCGCCACCGCCGCCACCGCCGCCGTTAGAGCCGGGGTTGCCGTTTGCGGCAGCGCCGCCCGTACCGCCAGCGCCGCCGGCAGAGTTCAAACCGCCGTTACCGCCTGTGGTACTTGCGCCAGCATTAACACCCGCGCCGCCTGTACCGCCACCACCGCCGCCACCGCCGTCAACGACAGAGCCGCCGTTGCCGCCGTTGCCGCCCGTTGCAAGCGTAGTGCCCGCCGCGCCGCCACCGCCAGCGCCGAGGCCTTGTGTGGCTTGACCTGCGCCACCGTCACCACCACCAAAACGTATAGTGCCTACTGCGCCGCCCGTCGCAGCACCATTGCCTTTACCTGCGTTAGTAGTGCTGCTACCGCCGTTAGCAAGAACGCCATCTGCAGCCACAGTCGGAGCAGAGTTTGCTGTTTTATTAAACCATGACTGACCAGTGGCCGCGCCAATGCTGACGTAGCAGGTCGTGCCGATCGCGGGCAAAGTGATGGCCGCTTCCGAATAACCTCCGCCACCGCCGCCACCGCCGGCAAGGCCGTTAATCACAGCCGGCCCACCGCTGCCCCCGCCGCCGATAGCGCGGACGGTTGCTGCGACTGATACATCGCAATCAGATGGTACGACAAAAGTCGTGCCTGAAGTGATGAGTGCGGTCTTAGTTGCCATCGGTCACACCTACGGGGGCTGGTGGCACGAAGATTGATCCGTTCCACGTCCAGCCGATTTCGCATGTTACGCCATTCATGACTTCTATCAACTGACAACCGTCCTGCGCGGGATCTGAAGGTGCTGCAACGATCAAATTGATCACAAGCTCGTCATTTAAACGGCAAACGGCGCAAGTTGTGTCGATCATGCTCCGCTCCTTATGGCTCTTGCGTTACTGCAACAATATCCCAGCGGCTGTCTGCCGTATTGTATATACAGCCAAAATAGACAAGCTTGCTCGCCACTGTGGTGTAAGTAAAGTTGCTGCCGCTGACTGTAAGCTGCCCCGTCAAATCGCGGAAGCCTTTAGACACGCCACCCGTGAAAGTCAGGATGCGCGGCGTGGCGTTGTCCTCGAAGCGCAGGATCTGCTTCTCGCCATCCACAGGCGTACCTGCGTCGGCGTTGATCGTCAGCGCGTTGGCAAGGGCTGAGAAGCTCTGTTGGTCGTAGCTGTCGCTGTTCCACGCCCACGGGCTGGTGGTCGTGGTCTGAGCGTTGACGCGAGGCGTGATCGTTTTGTTGGTTAGCGTTTGCGTGTCTGTTGTGCCGACGATTGCACCAGATGGCGCGGTCACAGTCGAAAATGCTGACGTTCCGTTGCCGATCACAACGCCCGTAAGTGTCGTTGCTCCCGTACCGCCGTTGCCGACTGCAAGTGTGCCTG